AGACGCGGAAGGTGGCAGTCGTGGAAGTTTCCTTCAGCTTGCAGATTTTCTCAGGCTTTCCCTGCAGGAATTCGCGGGGGAGGTCTTGGACTACCTCGACCTCGTAGATGGGCTTAGGCGTGGAGGTGCTGGCGTTGTCCTCACGCTCACATGACTCCACCCAACCCACATCCGCGACTGTCTGAGAGTAGTCTTGAGTATCGTCTACGGTGAGGAAGGTGGCGAGTTCAACGCGATTCCACTTCCAGTTGAAGGGGGGAGCGAGAATTTCCTGGATGACGTTGTTGCAGATGGATAGGGCGGGTTCGTTCGAGAAGCCGCCGACGCCCACGATAGGGATGAGTTTGGTGAAAGTGCGCGCCCAGTCAACGACGCTCTGCAAGGTGATAGTGGAGGCCATTAGTCGGCTACCTCAATGTGCCAGTGGGGGGACTTGTCGCGGGCGCGCTCGTCGAAGGCGGCAAGGTTGAGCTTCAGTGCGAGGTAGGCGAGCACCGCGCCCCACACTACCTGCCCCGCCTCGGTCTTGTCCCACGACCGCACATCTACGGCGAGATTCTTGTAATGCTTGCTGCCAGCAGAGTGAGTGCCATTAGAGCCAGCAGTGAGAACGAGAGGAGCGCCAAAAAGAATGCGATGCAGACTCCCGAGCGTTTCGAGGGCGGAGGTGAGAGAGGCGTCAAGATTGTCTACTTTGACCTCGCTATTAGCTAGACGGATGTTGTCAGACAGCACGAGGCTCATCGGACAGAGACTTTAGGCGAAAGAGACGCTTGCGCCGGTGGGGATGCGGATGAGGCGTTCGTAGTCGGGGTGCGTGGGAACGAACGGGCACTGGCAGCGTTGGCATACGCCGCGCACGATGCCGTCCGAATTACGCATCCAGGCGATGCACGAGGTATTGTCCTCGCGCAAGTGGACGCACGCTTCCCAGCGCCGCTTCTCGGCAGCGCGCCGACGAAGCTCGCTGGTATGTACGCGGTCACGCTGGCTCAGCTTCTTGGCTTCCTCAGCCGGGTCAATGTGGGGCTTGCGGGCCTCGGCCAGCAGGTCTTTCAGTTGCTGGAATGTCAGGGGGATATTATCTTTCGGGTCGGACATCAGGCTTCTCCTCTTCAGGTTTGATTACCTGCAATTCAGTTGGTTTGCCACTAGGCCACGGGAACTTGCCCCGCATAAGAGAATCTAGAAGAACGTCGAGCACCGTTTTCACTTCGAGAGCAGAAAAATCACATTGTTCAACATTGACCATCTGCCCATCACTTGTTACAATCAGCCTTCTATTTTCCATCAATTCTCCTTAGCTGGCGGAACCATAACCGATAAGGTAGTATGTGTCCGCGCCAATCTTGATGGTGATTTTTGCGCGGGGGTTGGCAAGAGTGTAGTCACTGCCCGAGGTCGCAAAACAACCGGCGGCACTAAAAGCGTTGATGAAGTTTGTGAAGCCGCTGCCAGAATTTACGACCGCAATGGCGTTAGTGATATTTCCCGCCTGATTCCAGAGACAAAGGCCCGAGGACTCATCGGGGTCGTTGCCACCAGCGTTGTTATCGCAGAAGATTTGGACGCCACGAATGACGCTACCGGAACCAAAAGTTCCGCCAGTGGCTTCGTTATGCCATCCAAAGTTTCCGCCGAGAACCGTCCGTGCGGGGCCAGCCGCCGAAACATAACCCCAAGCCTCGATTCCAACAAGAGAAGCAGAGGCAGTCATTACGTTGGTCGCGTGGTTATGTTTAGCGATGAATTGGCCAGCGTAAACTTCACCATCAGTCAGAGCCGCCGTGTTAGTGACAACGCTCTTGACACCAACGACGCCATGACCATCCGTAGTGAATTCTCCTGAAGTAGACACATTAGAGTAAAGGTTGTGCCAGCCACCAGAAGCCGAACTGAGAGTGGTATTGATTTTGATACCGCTTGACCCGCGCCCGCCCGAATAGATAAGGCTAGTACCCGTCAAGAAGGTAGCGGTGATTGTCGGGGTGACATCAATCATCATACGCTCAGTCGAACCAGCTAGGGAGCCTGATACTGAAAGGACTTCTTGCTGATTGTGACCGGCTTCGATTGAAATGCCGATGCCCGGACGATGGAACTTATAGCGTCGTCCATAGGAAATGGGAGTTGCCATTGTATTATCTCCTCATAGGGATGCAGGCAAGCATCCAGCTATGACTTAGCAAAAATCCCTCACGTGCTCACGCCACACACGGTTCCACACCACAGGCGAGAAGCCGTAGTGCTCTTGAACGATGCGTGACACTTGCGTGAAGGTGAGCGCCTTCTGTTTGAGAAGACGCAACAGCACCGTCCGCCATCCCCGCACTTCTCGCACGGGGAGGTCGGCCCGGTCAGTCTCGATGATGCTCCACTCGGGTAGTGAACCCTTAGCGAACGCCACGAGGTACTTCTTGCCGCCCCTGTGTACGAGGTAGAGGCCAGCATTCTCCGGGGCCGAGAGGCTGGTTTCCATGATGATGGAAGGATTGGAGCGAGTAACGTAGGTTGCGAGCTGCATGTGAGACATGGGCTTGCCCACACGCTGCTCGCTCCGCTTCCATTTGTTCTGCTCAGCCTCGCTGCCGCCGAACCGTTGAGGGTCGAGGCGGCGGTCAGTGTCCTGCCACAGTTCGTGGAGGGCTTCCTGACCGCGAGGCATGAGGCTTAGGTGATAGACGTTTCCGACCGAATCTGACGCAGGCGGACGGTGGAGCCGGGTGCGCGCAACGCCGCGAAGCGGAAGTTGTACGCAATGCTCGCACCGATGACACCGGCGGGGTCGGCAACCGAAGGAGACCAACGGTTGACGAGCAACTGGAAGTTGCGCTCGGCGGGAATCTCCGTGCGTCCCAGGCTGACGGTGAAGATGGCGTCCATGCCTACGATGTAGGTGTGGTAGCCAACCTTAGAGCCAGACGGGAAGGCAGCGGTGGAGCCAGTCGTGGTGGTTTCGATGAAGCGGACGCCCGCAATCTCGATGACGCGGAAGCCCTGAATACCACGCTGCAGTTCACGGGCACCGCTCTCGAAGTGCTTGAGGATGTCAATGACGCCACCGGCGGTGTTGTCATTCATCAGGTCAAACGCTGCGAAAGGATGGATGATGCCCAGGAACCCTTCTCCTGAAGGCCGAACTTCATCGGAACGCAAGTCCATGACAGCCTGTCGCACGATGGCGGCAGACATGAACTCGTTGTCCGCGAGGTCAATACGAGCGCCAGACACGGCTCCCGCCGTTTCAAACTCGGAGCGGGTCAGCGTATTGGCGGTTAGAGCCGCACGATAGCCGAGTTCCGCAGCCGCGTTCTCAACGATGGGGTCGAGTGCGGTTTCAATCAGGATGTCGCTGAAGGACATGAAGTCCACGTACTGCGACACCGAGGCTGAACGCACCGATGTGCCGGGGTTGATGCCCGAGCCGACTGTGCCTTCCGAAGCGGCTGTGGTGTTGGCGCTGAGTAGGTCATAGGTGAAGAGTTGGATGGTCTTCCCGTTACGCTCAGGCAGCCGACGCCGCGAGGTGGCCGCAACGAAGGGCAGGTTCGACTTCAGGTTTTCCACCGCCACGCGGTCGTAGAACTTGTCTACGAGGTGAGTCAGAGCCGCAGTGTCGGTCTTTACTGAAGCAGGATTGTAAGCCATGAGAAATTACCTCTTGGTAGAGGAGTGACTTATCGTTGAGCTGCGCCTGCGCGGGCCGCGTGCGTCCCCGAGAGAATCCGCTCTCGGTGCTGCTCGGGCGTCAGGGATGCGAGTTCATCGGCGGTGGGCAAGCGGTCGGAGCCGCCCGGCTGTGCTTTCTTGCCGGGAAGCCCTGTCTGCTTCGCCTTCGGGGGGACAGCGGGTTTGGCGGGCAGAGTCTCAATCCGAGGCTCGGCAGGCTTTGCCGCTGTCAGCAAACCGTCTTCTTTCAATTCTTCAAACGCCGCCTGCAAGTTCTCGGCGGTCATGGACAATCCCTCGTCCGCCAGATATTGCCGCAGGAGGCGGTCGTTCTTGGGGTTGGGCACGTAATCTTCGTTGCTCGATACGAATTCGACTGCAGCGGCCTGTTCGTCGAGGGCAGATTTGATGCTGCGGGTGTCCTCGGACATGCGCCGCAACTCGGCGGCGGTCATGCCCACGTGGGCCTCAATCACCCGCCCAATGGCTTTGGCGGGGTCGAGCGACATCTGCAGTGTGAGGTCGGCCATCTCTTCAAGGGAGAGGGGGCGGACGCTCGGCTGTACGGTAGGCTTGGGCGCGGGTTCAACCACCGTCCGGCGGTTGGCGCGCTTGACCTTGCGGCTCAGCTCTTGAATTTTGCGGGTGGCGCTGGTCTGCGCCTCAGCCAGCTTCTCAATCAGCTCGTCGGCAGTGTCAGCCTCAAACCGCTGCACTCCACTGCCGTCGCCCAAGTCTATTTCTTTCAGGAACTTAGGCGGCTCGGGGGCTGCCTCTTCTGCCGGTTCCTCAGCGGGACTCGCGGCAGGCTCCAACGGAATCTCGTCATCCAGGCCGAAATAATCAGGCGGTGCTACGGGTTTCTCAGGCATTGTATCCTCCTGCCCCAATCCGGGGCATTAGTGTCCATTTACATTCTACCACAATTACTAGGGGCTTGTCAATAGGCCCCAAGTAATAGTACCTACGACAAAGAAAAGCAGTCCGAGGATGGCCAGGGGGACAACCAGGCCCGGCTCTTCCCGCAGCATCCCAAACCAATATCTCAGGTGACGCATGGCTGTATTATACCTGTATACAATAAAGGGGGAGGCGGGCTTTATTCCAAGCCCGCTATCCCGCCTACGCCTTCCCGCGTGGGTAGGCCACGACTGGCCTCCACCGCCTGTTGGATGGTGGAGAGGAAGAGCTGGCGAAACTCGCGGTAGCTGCGGGCGCGGCGGTGGAGGGCGGCGATGGCGTCCTTGTCCGACCCACTGTAGTTGAAGAGATGGTAATCGGCCTCGTCCACCAGGCGGTCAAGCGTGCGGAGGACTTCCTTCCAGCCGGGGTCAGAAGTCACTGTGCTAAGCAACCGTCCCCGCTCGTACAATTTCAGCAACTCTACTTCCTCGGGCGTCTGCGGTTTCCTGCTCATTGGGCAACCTCCTGTCCTTGATTAGTCTCAAACGCATTCTTCAGGATGGCACGCAGGGTATCGCGGCCAGCCTGCGCCTGACTCTTCATCTCAGTCATCTCGCCCGCCTGCTCAGACCGTTGCTGCTCCGCCATCATCTGTTGGACAGCGGGGTTGTTCATGGCGTTGCGGGCGGTGTCCTCTTGAGACATGGGGACGATGAGGGATTGCTGGTTGGGCCAGCGGCTCACGTCATACAGCATGTTGACCACTTCGCCAAAGTCCACCTTCTTACCCTGCTCGGCCAGTGCTCTCATCATCGGCTCGTTGATAAGGAATTGGAGCATGACGGGCAATGTGGAAGCCATTGCCTGCCGCGCCTGCAGCTTGCCGCCCGCGAGCATCTGGAATTCGAGGCGGGCGTTGAGGATGTCAAGGGGCTGCGCGTTGAATGCCTGACCCAGTTCGTTGGCAAGGATGTGCTGGATTTGGGTGGGCTTGAGGTACAGGCGGTTCATCACTGTGAAGGATTCGAGCACGGGGATGAACACGAGGTCGGACATGCGCTCCACGAAACGTTGGATGCGCGCCGAAGCTCCGCCAGCCAGGGCGTTGACGCCTGCCGCCTTCGACAGAGCCGAAGCGCCTGAGGCGGGGATGGTGCCCTGGGTGAGAAATTGGCTCGCTCCGCTGCGGCGCTCAGCCCGCTGGTCACTGGCCGCCACTTCCGCGAAGGCATTGGAGAGGTCGAGTCCGGGCTGCAAGAGGGTGATGCCATTCTCGCGGTCTACGTCAATCACGCCGCCGGGCCGCATCCGCACCTGTTGAGTGGGGGCGTTGGCCCCGCGCACGCGCACGAACATGCCGTTGAGGGAGAGCGAGAGATTGTCCAGGCGGGCATTGATGACGCCCTGTTGAAGGCGCTGTTCCGGCCCCACCAGCTTGGCGATGCCAAATCCCCAAAAGGAGTTGGGCACGCGACCGAAGACGCACGAGCAGAAGGGGATTGCGCCGAAGTAGTTGGCTTCGTTGCGGATGACCAGTTTGCGTTGCAGGACGGTGATGCAGCGGTCGTTTGTCCAGTATTCAAGCACTTCGAGCGGCTTGTTGAGGGGGTCTACGCTTGTCTCAAGCGTGGGGTCTTCGGAGGCGAATTCCGCAGGCAGCCCGGCGATACCCTTGAGTTTGTCCAGGGGGTCAGCGCTGGTGGTGGCACGCGGCCCCGGCACGGATTCCTTCGGGGGGAAGAAGTAGCTCACCAGGGTAGACTGTGAGGGGATGTCGTAGCCGTCCACCTCACGCAGCCCGTCCAGTTCTGCGATGGTCATGTAGATGCGGTGGATGACATAGCGCGCCTTGCGGATGTCGGGGTCGGTGAGGGCGGGGTCGGGGAAGACGGTGCGGATGTCGAGGGCCTCGAAGGTGGGCCGGTTGACCTCGGCCACTTCCTCCCGCTCTTCCAGGCTGTCAATGTCGGCGGGGTCGGACTGGCGCAGCATCTTGCGTGTCTCAGTCGAGCTAATCCAGCCCCACTTGCCGATGCCCGTGCCGTACAGGAGGCATGATTCAGCAAAGGACTCAATCTCCTGTTTGAAGTGGGTCTCTTCCAGTTCCCAGGAGAGGATGTGCTGGTTGGCGCGGGCGGCAGGCATCCCCGTGCCGGGGCGAGGGAAGACAGCGAATGGGGGGTTGTCGAAGAAGAGGCTGTCCACCGCCTGCGGGAGCAGGGAGTTTACGTGTTCGTAGACGAGGGGGACGCCCAGGTGGGCACGCGGCTGTGTGGTGCCCTCCCAAAAGTACATGGGAACGTAGAATTCATAGAGCCTGTCGGCCCGCGCCCACGCGCTATACAAGCTATTCTCATAGACGTAATTCTCTGCGATGCTCATGTCGCCCAAGACAATCTTGAGGGCGGTCAGGTCGGTGGGGATGTCGGGCGGGAACTTCACGTCCCCAGGTTGGATTTCGCTGTGCAGGTCGAGGGGTTCGGGGATGAGTGCCATTAGCCGATGAGACCTCCAAGCTCAGGTGCGCCGCCGAACCAGCCACTCGTCTCCACGCGGTCATCAGGCCACGCGATGTCCACCGACTGCGCGAAGTTCTCGTGCAGCAGGGCGATGGCGTCGGGGATATCGTCGTGGGAGTAGATGGGGAAGCGGAGAAATTCGTTGAGCAGGTCTTCCTTGTGGTCGAGGGTGTTGCTGAAGTAGAGGCGGTCTTGCTTCAGCAGGGCTTCGAGGGCATTGATGCGCGCCTGCTTCGCGCCCTTCACGTTCTTCACCTTCAACCACTGCACGGGGACGTATCGCTTCAGGTCGTGGCCGCGCATCTGCAGGGCATAGCCGAGCATGGACGTGCCCACTGACTCTTCAATGCCGATGGCGAGGGGCTTGTAGCGCAGAAAGCTGTGGATAATCATGTCAACGAGCTGGTTGGGGAGCCAGCGCCCGCGCAGGATTTCAAGCACAAACAGGCGGCCTTTGTCGTCAAATCCTCCCACCGCGCCCACCGACCAATCGGCGTGCTCCTTCTGACTGTAGCCGATGTCCCAGGCCACGAATACACGAAGCTGTTTGGGGAGCTGCGTCCAGGGAAGGAAGTGGGAGGTGAGCATGGCGTCGGTGAAGTGCTGCTGGTCGCCGGGGATGGGGCGGTTGAGGTATTGGCAGTTGAACAGGTAGGGATTCTCCGCCTGGAAGCTCTTGAGCTGCTCGTAGCTGAATCGCTCGGGGAAGAGGAGGGTGTATTCCTTGCTGCCGTCCGGCTGCTCCTTGACCGTCCAGGCGGGTCGCACGTGAATCTTCCAGCCGGTTGTGTCCCCGTCGAGGATGTGGCCGTAGAGGTCGTCGAAGGTATAGCGGGTGCCAATCACGTCACGGTATCCGTTCGGTTCGAGGATGGGCGTGGTGTACTGGAAGCACTGGATAACCTTCGCCAGTTGGTCGCGGGTGCCCACGTTCACCTCAGTCACCACGTCGTCCATCTTGATGACATCGTAGTGCGACCCCGCCTTCACGCTCTCTATCGTGGCTACCGAGAGCGTCGGTTCCCGAAGTTTGAAAAGAGTCCGAGTAGGAACAGTAAAAGAATCGCTGCTCCCCCAATCATCAACACCTTTAGTGGGCACGAACTCAGGAAATAGAGAGCGGAAAGTTTCATTGTACTGGAAGTGCGATTTGACTTCCTGCACCATGCGCTTGGCCAGGTCGAGCGTGCCGGTCATCACCAGGATGCGGATGTTGGGGAAACAGAGTATCCACTGGATGATGTCCGCGATGTCAAGGGTAGTCTTGAAGTGGCCTCGCGGGTCGAGCAAGAGACGCTGCTTCACGGCGTCCTGTTCATCTATAGGCCGCGTGGGGTCTTTGGCCACGAAGAATGTGCATACTGGACGATGCACACCCTCTACTAAATCGTAGCTGAGGATGTCCTTCGCCAAGAAATACAAGTCCGTGCGGGCCTTCTGCCTCACAGCTTCGAGGCCCGCTTGCACGACGGACGCTGCGGCGGCCTTCTCCACGCTTAGTCGCTGTATTCAGCGAGGAAATCGAGAACGATGTCATTCGCCAAATCAAACAACTCCTCTTTGGTGATGGACTCGTCTTCGTAGGCAACGGCCAATTTCTGAAGGCCGCGACCCACGATTGCGATTACTTCTGCTTTGGTGAGAGCCATGTTAGTTCTCCTTTGTTGAGGGTAGAATTCGATTCCAGAGGTCGAAGTCGTTGAGGATAGTCACGAGTACGTCAATCGTGCCGTCCAGCGCATTGAGCAATTTCTTCTCATCCACGATGTCCTTGCCGCTCATAGCTTCGTAGGCGCGGATGCTTTCAAGGACGAGCTTCTTGGCCAGCTCTTTCTTGAGCTTGCCGCTGCCCTTACCGACTGCCTCCTCGACCAGGCCGATGGCGTCGAAGGCGATGCCCAGGTAGTTGGCGTAGGGGATGGGGGCAATCTTTGCAATCTTCCCCACAATCCCGAGGCCCTTCTTTACCGCTCCCCATACTCCCATCGTTGTATCTCCTCTATTGTATCACAGTGGCTCGCTATCAGCAAGCAGAAAAGAACGAGCAGCCACATGATGAGCGTGCGGCGGCGCATGACTACCTGCGGCGGGCTTCACTCATGGCGATGGCCATAGCTTGTTTCTTGTCCGTCACCTTCTTGCCGCTTGAGGTGCGGAGGGTGCCGCGCTTGAACTCGCCCATGACCTTGCGAATCTTGTGGGCGGCGCGAGGGTTACTTAGAACTGACATCTTTCGATGTCTTCCCTTTGGCATGTTCGGCCTCGATGGTGACTTCCTGAATCCCCATCTTCTCTAGGATGCGGCCCACCGGCTGCTCGGTGATGCGCTCCGCCAGCAATTTGATGACCTGCTCGGGGAGCTGCGGCTGCATGACGCCCGGCAGTTCTTCCTTCTTGAGCAGTCCTTTCAGCTCGCAGGCCAGCCGGATAGCGGCCACCTTTGCGCTGATACTCTTGTTCTGCTTCATCGCGGCCCGCAGGTCGCTGAAGATTTCGTGGACGCCTACTTCTTCGGCCCCACCCCAACGTTCCAGAGCAGCTTCCACGCGTGGGCGGGTGAGTACACGGCGACCATACACATAGGCACTGCGAGTTGAGCCAGTCTCGAATGCCGTTTGAGCAGCGGCCACCACGTTGAAGCCATTAGCGACGTACTCCAAGAGAAAAGCCTGCTCTTGGTCTGTGAGACGCTGGTATTCAGGTGTCTGCTTAAAATCACTGATTGTCATACTCTCATCCGGGTGCGGCGCATTCCTGGCCCCAGCCCCCCGAAACTTGCATACTTGCGTGAAGGCGGCCCGCCGCCAGCTCCCGCTTCCCCATCACCAAGCACTGTCGCAATCCCTGCTGAACTTCCTGCCGTGGCATAGAGCCAGGCGGCTAGAACTGAATCCACGCCGAGACCGGTTGAAGAACCTACTCCACCATACACCGTGCCACTCGCCGCATCTCCATCGGCAGCCCCCGCCGAATCCAT